TCGTTATGGACGATAACCAGCGAATGGAAGATGACCTGACGCACAAGCTCATTGACATTGTTCGCAACAATCAGCGTCTTCGTGAGCGGATTGATCGTGGCGATGCTCGCGACAGTATCGAGAAGCACACCGTCCTGCTTGAACTCGACGTGGCAACGTACGTGGATAACGATATCAAGGGAATTCCTCCAGCTTCTCAGCGGTCTGGTCGCCCCCTCAAGACGCTCAAGTCTCGTCTGGGTGCAAAGACAGGTCGTGTGCGTGGAAACCTGATGGGTAAGCGTGTCGACTTCTCAGCCCGCTCTGTCATTACTCCGGACGCGAACATCGATCTCGACGAGCTCGGTGTGCCTCTTGAAATTGCGACCAATCTGACCAAGCCGGAGATTGTCACGATCTATAATCGCGAGCGTCTGAAGGCATATGTTCGTAATGGCCCCGCTGTCTGGCCCGGTGCAAAGACTGTGTTTCTCAAGAAGGATAAGCGGACTCTCAGTCTCCGCTATGTGAATGCAGATACGCTCGATCTTCAGCCAGGAGATATCGTGCACCGCCATCTCATTGATGGTGATCGCGTTCTCTTCAATCGGCAGCCCTCTCTCCACAAGGGTTCGATGGAGTGCCATCGTGTCAAGGTTCTTCCTTACTCAACCTTCCGTCTGAACGTATCCGCCACTCGGCCCTATAACGCAGACTTTGACGGTGACGAGATGAACATGCACGTTCCGCAGTCTATGGCGGCTGAAACGGAGATTGGTGAGCTCGCAAGTGTGCTTCGACTGATTGTTTCTCCTCGTGATGCAGCTCCGATCATCCAGCTGTTCCAGGATACATTGACAGGTGCATACCGCATCTCGAATCCGGGTGTCTCCATCCCCGAACACGTCGCCATGAACTTCATGGCTCGTCTTAAGCGGCCGATGAGCACATTTGTTCGTCGCGATGAGGAGCACACGGGTCGCGAAACAATCAGTGCAGCCTTTCCTCTCATGAATATGAATGAGTCGATCAAGCTCAAGAACGGTCAACTCGTTGAGGGACTTCTGCAGAAGTCGGCTTTCGGCAGTGCATCTAGGGGATCGCTCCACATCATCTTCAACGACTTTGGTCCTGATCGATGCGGCCAGTTTATTAACGAAATGCAGCAGATCGTCACCAAGTACAATCTCTATTCGGGCTTCTCCGTTGGAACCTCGGATCTTGTTAGCAATCCGGAAACCTCTGCATTCGTCGAAGAGACACTGAAGAACGGACGTGAAGAGGTGCAGCGGATTCTGATGAGGATGCATGCCGGCCAGTTCACGCACACGTCTGGACGCTCCGATGGAGATGAGCTCGAGAACCAGATCTTCAACAAGCTGAAGGAAGTCAGTGAGAAGATCTCATCTGCTGTGCTGAAGAGTCTTCCGAAGAGCAATCGTATGCTCCAGATGGTAGACGCAGGAACTAAGGGCTCGGGCCTGAACATTTCGCAGATGATGGCCTTGCTGGGCCAGCAGGTTATTGACGGCAAGCGTGTTCGCTACACTCTGCAGGACCGCACATTGCCTCACTTCTCAAAGTACGATGACGGCATTGAGTCTCGCGGATTCGTTCAGAACTCGTTCGTCAAGGGTCTGCGTCCCGAAGAGTTCTTCTTCCACGCTCAAGGTGGACGTGAGGGACTGATTGATACGGCCGTCAAGACGTCTGACACCGGATATATTCAGCGTCGTATGATGAAGACCATGGAGGATGTGCACGTTGCAAACGATCACACGATTCGCAAGGCGGACGGCACAATCATCCAGTACCTATATGGCGAAGACGGTGTCGATTCGGTGGCAATCGAGATGCAGCCGTGCGATCTTGCACTGATGACACTCGAGACGGTCTACAAGAACTATGCACTCTCAATGACTGATCCATCATCCGGAGTCCAGCTCCTCTGTTCCGAAACTCTGACGGAAGCACCTGATATGGTTGAAGAAATCCTAAAGGATCGCGACATGCTTGTTCGCAGCGTCTTCCGATATGAGAAGAACGATGTTGTTCGCGCTCCTGTCCATCTGAAGCGGTTGTGTGAGCAGTATCGCAATCCGTACTCAACCATGACCGATCTGACGCCCAGGTACGTTATTGATGAACTCAACAAGCTAATGAAGGAGCCGTGGCTCGCCACCAACAAGGTCTTCCACATGCTTCTGCGGTTCTACCTGGCCCCGAAGAAGTCGATCGTCGAGTATCGCTTCACGAAGGAGATCTTTGACGAGGTTCTGAAGGAGATTCGGTATCGCACGATCAAGTCACTCGTCCACGCCGGAGAGATGGTGGGTGCAATCGCGGCCCAGTCGATCGGTGAGCCCACGACGCAGCTCACGCTGAATACGTTCCATTCTGCAGGAACGGTTAAGGCAGGTGCAACTCAGGGAGTTCCGCGTATCGAGGAACTGCTGGAGGTTTCCAAGAACCCCAAGTCTCCGCTGACATTCGTTTATATGCGTCCGGAGCTCTCGAGCGATCTTGAGCAGGCCATTCGTCTCAAGCGGGAGATCCAGCGTACGAGCATTCGCGATATCACGCGGTCAGTTCGCATTTACTACGATCCGTATCCTCTCTCGGACTCAACTGTCGTTACCGAAGATCGCGAGATTCTGGCGAGCTTCCAGGCATTCTCGGTCGGAAAGCCGGACTGCGTATCCCCGTGGATCTTCCGTCTGGAGTTTGACCGAACGGAGATGGCGTCTCGCAACATCACGGATGACATGACTGGCATTCAGAATGCCCTTCTTGGAAATCTGTCGATCAAGATCTCCCAGTGCGTGTTCAGCGATATGAATGCAAAGAAGCTAGTGTGTCGTATTACATTCGAAGAGTCATTTGCAAAGAACATGCTCGCTCTGCGGTATGTCGAAGAGCGTATCCTTGACACAATCATCACTGGCGTAGAGGGAGTTGGTCGCGTATATCACCGCGACGTAAACAATCAGTTGGTCTGGGACGAATCGGTTGCAGGATATGTAGCCAAGAAGCAGCACATTCTGGATGTAGAGGGCACCAACCTGTTCAAGCTACTCGGTCTGCGGAACGTGGATCCTACACGCACTTTCTCCAACGATATTCACGAGATCATGGAAGTGTTTGGAATTGAGGCTGCCCGCCAGGCAATCTTTGATGAGCTGAACGAGGTGTTTCAGAATGCAGCCCCGGTCAATTACCACCATCTGTCAGTTCTGCTGGACACGATCACGTACCAGGGCCGCCTAGTCCCGGTGAACCGCTTCGGAATGTCCAAGCACGACAATGGTGTTCTGGCCAAGTCATCGTTCGAGGAGACATCCAAGATCCTATTCAATGCGGCCACATCTGCATCCTTCGACGGAATGCTTGGAGTCTCTGCAAATATCATGTTCGGTCAGAAGCCGCCGTGCGGAACTGGGTTTGTCGACATCCTCCTCGATGAGACTAAGATGCCTGAAGCGTCCGCGGAAGACGAGTTTGCAGAGACAGACCTTGAGGCGGCTAACAAGAAGATTGCGAGTGCGCCCGGACCCGGAGATTGTCGCATGGAAGATATTCTCATGGAGTGGTAATGAAACTTACACAACATGTGCTCCTCGTAGTAGGAGTTGCAATTGGATTAAATGTACTCTTCGCACTCTTTCTACTCGCATGGGTCAATGATCGAGACATTAGTAATCTTCCACCTCGTCCTTTCGATCGATTTATAACACTTTTTTACTTCAGTGTCATGACGTTTACAACCACGGGATATGGAGACATTCTTCCTAGATCGCGTCGTGCACGCATTGCTGTATCCCTTTTTACTATTCTATTGTATGCGGGTATTGTTGGAGTGGCAACGCATTAGAAGGCAGCTTTCTGATAAGTGGCAACTTGTTTCGTACACACGGAACAATTGATCGACTTGCATTCCTGACACGTTAGATGGCCACAAGGTACTGAAATGAAATGAAACAGACGCTGTTTGCATCCGTGGCATAGAACGCGGTATCGCAGAATAGATGACTGTAAACTTGTTAACCGAAATTCAGTATAGGATTGTATATACGATTCAACACTGGACTTCAGATTTGTTCTCATAAGAAATTCGTAAAGTGGCTTCTGCATATTTGCTTCGAGATCCGTCGTCAGTGCAATGTTGTTTTGTTTGAGAAAGGCTAGAGAGGTTTGATATTTTTCATGCATTTCCTGAAACTCAGAACAGAGATCAAGAAGAGCAAGTGTCTGTTTCTCAAGTTCAGATTCCTCGATGCGGGCCAACTGCAAATCGTCTAAGAACTGGCTCTGTGTATCTGGAAAGGAAACGTCCTTTTTTCCTAGAAGAGGCAAAATGACCTTCAATTTTTTATGCAGCCTCTGTGTCATTGGAATCACCGGCAAAAGAATCTGTTCGTCCAACTGAATCGATTCGATCGAAGACCAGATCTTGTTTGTTTTTTGATAGTAATCGATACATGCACAGTTACACCCTTTACGATCCTTCTTTCCAGGTAGAAGGAAGAGTGGATCTAGAGTATCTCCCTTATGCTTTACCGGACTTGGACAGTTCACTCCCCATATATGAATCCCATTTGATTTGATATGACCAGATAACCAGATATCATCAACGACTACAAAATCATCCGGAATTGCATATACATCTTTAGTGAAGAAATTGGGTTGAACAAGAACCCCTCCAAATCCTTCAAAGATATCTACCCATCCAGCTCGAATCCCCTGTCTTCCTGCGGGGAACATTCGATCACTATTGTAGTCGTACACTAACGATGCCTGAAAGAATTTCCAATACGGATTTGTTGCTTGACAAATTACGGTATCTGGGTGCTCCAATGCTGCAGTATAAAACAGCTCTGCACGATCCGAAGGATAAATACGATCGTCGTCGCAGAAAAAGATCTTAGTTTCCGGTCTAATATCTGGGTGTCCAAGAAGACCTAGAATCTTGGTTGCTGGACCATAGTCAGTGCATCGAATGACTTCGCAGTCCTTACGGTTTGCAATGGATTCGGGAACTACATATGGAGTCGAAAATCGCACAGAATAGTTCGGAATGCAAATAAAGATCTGATCAAACTGTCTTGTTTGGTTCAGAAGAGAGTTGAGTGTAATGTGAATGTGTGGAATACGTGATGGAATTGTTGTAAAGCACGCAACGTAATTCATTACTTACACAAAAGACGCATAAAAATGAAAAGAATGGAGCGAACCCAGCAGGGTGCAACTGTCACATTTGAAGTCAAAAATGTAATCTACGACACACATACGAAGTATTCACATGTGTCTCTCGTAAACACTGTTGATCACGGGCGTGTGCTTCTAATGGATGGAGAAGTACAGTTTGCAGAGGTTGATGAGTATCGGTATCATGAGACGCTTGTGCATCCTGCAATGAGTCGCTACGAGCGTCGTCTTGCTCGCGTCCTGATTCTTGGAGGAGGAGACGGTCTTCTTGCACGTGAAGTCCTCAAATGGGATCCATCGTCTGTCACGATCGTTGACTACGATTCCCAGTTTATTCGCACGGTTGTTGAGCCGTATCTATCGGATCTCAATCAGCATGTATACAATGATACTCGAGTGCGATATGTCGATGATAATGCCGTAACGTATTTACGGCATTGTCACGAGATGTTTGATGTAATCTTCTTTGATTTTCCAGATCCCGAAGGGAAGTTTGTTGATCTGTACCACGAATGTTTACATGCAATTGTAAATAGCAGTGTGTTGGCACTACCGACTGGAATCATTGCGACACACATGGGTCCGGTGTCTCTGAATCGTAACCATCCGTCCTGGACTACGATCCGCAACTTTTATAACACGATGCAGACCCTCTTTGGATGTACATATGTGGCAACGTTTACAACTGGTAACGTTCCTTCGTTTTTTCATGAATGGGGTTTCATGTATATGGTCCCGAAGTTCAGTCAGATAAGTGAGAGATCCTTCGGTATCGCTAACTACTGTAAGTATTGGACTCCTGTTGCTAGCGTAGTTCCCAAGGATATTCAGGCTATTCTGAATAGTTAAGCACGGGGGGCAGCCGCACCAGATTCGTCTCTTATGGGTCTGGGAGGCGGAATCGCGATCGGCGGAGGACGTGCAGGGCCGGCCGGCTCACCACCAGGCGGTGAGACACCACCGCGGTGTGTGCGGCGACGACGCCCGCCCTTCTTGGTTCCGCGACGTCTGCGTCCGCCGTCAATTGTCTTCATGCGACCCGCACCATCCGCAAGGCCACCACCTCCCTCACCGAAGCCATACAAGGATCCACCGCGTGCAGTGTGGCGGCGACGACCGCCCGTCTTCTGCAGGAAGCCTCCCTTCTTAGCCGTCTTGGCAGGGTGATAGTGTTTCTTGGCTTCCTTCATCGCCTCTCCAAGCGAGAAATTCGGGTGCTTCCTCTTCATTTCCATAACAAGTTTCATCCAAGCAGTCATTTGATACTCATTGAGATTATAAAGTGATATCGTAGATTGGACTCGTCTTTCTCTTTGGTTGAAACGAACGAGCTGGATCTTGGGGAGCCGGTTTCGTGTAGGAAACAGGTTTGAAACGCAGGGCGTCAGGTTTTAGCAGGAAACTTGCAGATGCGAAGTTCGCAGTATACGTCTCCATTCCCTTATCTAAAGATCCGTAGTTCATCATTACCCATTGACAACCATACGTGAACAGGATTTGAGGATTGTTGTTCTCTAGAGAGATCGAGCCGTCGGGAACAACCATCGTAATGTTCTTCTTATTGTAATCGATGAGCTCTTGATAATCGTGAGTCTGAGCGGCTTCGGTATATGTCATACGACGCAGATGGCTTCCAGCCCAGCTTAAGTTGACGAGTTCATCCATCAGAGTCCCCTTTACGTTTCCTCCGCTTACAATGATGAACTTTCCAGCAAAGTCTGCAATCGGTTCGTTGGTGATGATCTTACGCTGATAGCTGAAGGATGATCCGAGCATTGAACGTGCCATCGTGGTCTTCATCGTATCCGCACATGCATTGAATATATTCGTGTTCTCCGTGTGGAAAACTAGACTGACAATGAACGGATCACTGGAGGCAGTTGTGGTTCCTGCATTGAATGCGTCATTTGCTAGAACCTGGCAACAGGCTTCAAACGGGACGGTGTTGTATGTGTATTTCTGACCCGTAATCGTATCGGCTAGACCAACCACGGGTTTTCCTGCATCATCGTAGATGTGAAGTTCGACGAGCCGAGCTCCAGCTGCAATCACCTTACGAATTGATTCTTCTGTTGTGTACGAAAACACGCTCTTGCCAGGTATGACGCTATATGCAGATGATGCTACCCCGTAGTCGCATAAC